GTATCTGCATATAGTCTCCATCATCATCCATTATATATACCTTAAATACCTTATTAACTTCCAATATGTTATCAGAAGTATCCTTAGCTGCATCCGCCAAACTGTAATACATTTGATTGGCTACTGTACTAATCTTAGCTGTAGATACTTTACTATTATACATACCAAGCTCTACCAACGCATCGTTGATTAAAGTCATTACATACTTTTCAGGTACATCAGGAAACACCTGACGCACCCTACTGAGAATTTCTTTAACTGTTATTGTGCGTACGGACATTATGCATCATCAAGAGCAGCATAAACTAATACTTTGATATCATTACTTGCTGCTAAACCCGTTAAATCAGCAATATCTGCTGTTCCTGCAAATCTTCCCCACCATACATCGCCGGGTTCTAATACTATATTTCCAGTAGCATTAGCTGCAGCAGTGCCATGAGTAAAATTTATAAACAGATTATCTGTTGATTCTGTTGTACCATCAGACCTGTATCCAGAATGCTTTATCACTACAAACTCTAGCATATCGCTCGAGCTAGTCCTTGTTGGTGTTGTATTTCCAGCAGAGCCTTGTAAAAAACCTATATCTGCTACTATTAACGCCTCACTTGACGTATCAATATCATTAGCATATGAAATCCACTTAGAATCATCGCCTGCCATATCATTTAAATCATATATAATAGTACCTCCAACAGATACTTTCATATCATCAGGTAAAACTGATGCTGAAACATTTACGGTTGCTTTATTTGCCGCCATAATTAACTCCTATATTATTATTGTTGTTGTGACGCTAATCCGCCACCCATTAAAACTTGTAATCCTCTATCGTAATCTTGCTGAAGTTTAGCCTGCTGCTTTTCATACCACGCATAATGAGCAGTATCTACACCAAGTCTAGATTGAACTTCATTACTATATCCTTGAGCAATACCTATCTTAGCCTGAATTTCAGTTCCAAATCCTTGCGCTGTAGCTACATAACTTTGAGCTGTATTTATATGTCCTTGAACAGCCTGAGCCTTAGCAGAACTAAAACCTGCTCTTGCACTTACCTCTGCTGCATAACCTTGTGCCTGCGATACATATGCTTGAGCCTCTGCAATATAAGCACTACCCTGAGCTACTATTGCTTGGGCCTCCTGCAAATAAGCTCCTCCAGCAGCTAACCTAGATTGAGATTCTTGTCTCTTTGATTCTGCTTGTTGTAATCTAATAGTTATTTCAGCAATATATCCATTCGCTATACCAACTTTAGCTTGAACTTCATTTCCAAATCCCTGTGCTGTGGCTACATAACTCTGAGCCGTACTAATATGACCTTGAATGGCTTGTGACTTTGCCCCACTAAAGCCAGCTCTAGCGCTTACTTCAGCAGCATACCCACCTGCCTGAGCTATAACGGCTTGTGCTTCCTGTATATAAGCATTGCCAGCAGCTATACCGGACTGAGCTTCCTCTAAATATGATTGTTGAAGCTTTCTACTAGAATCAAATTCTTGTACTCTTTGCTGTAAATTGGCCTGATACTCCTGCACATCTTTATTTACTTGACCCTGATAAGATTGTAATTCAGATGAATATTTTTGAAGTTTAGCTGAATACTCTGCTGAATCTTTAGTTTGTTGATTCGTGGCCTCCTGTATCTTTTCTTGCAACTCATTCTGAAATACAGCCTGTTCTTTATTAAACTCATTTAATTCATCTTGAATATCACCAGAATATTTTTGTATATCAGTTTGCCTTTGTTGATACCAAACTTGTAAATCGCCTTCAAGATTTTGCTGATACTCTTGAACGTCTTTATTAACTTGACTCTGATATGATTGAAGTTCAGCAGAATATTTTTGTAACTTACTATTATTGTCAGCAATAAGGTCTTCTATCTGTTTAGCGGCATTAGCCAAAGCTAAGGCTTGGTCTTGAGCTTTATTAAATTTATCTACATCAGTAGTCTGTTGAGATTCCTGTCTATATTCTTGAGCTAAATTATTTGCATTAGAAACAGCAACTTGTAAATCTACATTATTTTTATCAGCTGCCTCTTTAAATTCTATCTGATATACGGCATTCTCTTTATTATACTCATTTAATTCATTTTGTATATCTAATTGATATTGTTGAAAGGTATCTGACTCTGTCTTTGCCCAAGCCGTGTAAGCAGTATTTAATTCTAGTGAATATTGTGATAATTTTTGCTGGTATTCCTGAACTTCTTTTGCTACATCAGCTTGATATTTTGAAACCTCTGCTTGATATTTTTGCATTATTTGAGCGTTATTATCAAATATAGCTTTCATATCATTTATAGCATTCTGAAATGCTCTTTGCTGGCTTCTATTTTCATTATCTAAATTTAACTGTAGCTCACCTTGAGCTGCTGCTATATTGCGCTGATTAGCTACTTGAATTTCTTGCATAGCTTCTTGAATATTTGCCTGATAAGCTACATTCTCTTTATTAAATTCATTCTGCTCATTTTGAATATCTGCCTGATACTCATTTAATTCTGCGCTAACTTGCTGTAATTTTGCAGATGCAAGTTCTACATCCTCTTCACCATCAATATAGCTGGAAACTTGTCCAAGAGATAAAGCAGTAGATGGTTTAGTATAAGCTGGAGGAGTATTTGCACCATAAACTCCGCCAGCAGAAACAGTTGCTGTTGTATACGTTGGAAGAGATGCGTCTATATCGCTATCAACACTAACAAATGTAACTGAAGTTAATGATGGAGATGATGGAGAAACAGCAGTAATAGATAATACGCCCGGGTCTGTTTCAGTTAATCCACTTGTATAACTACTGAAAGCTACTCTTGATGTTAACGATGGCTTTGTATAAGATGGAGCATTTCCACTAACATTAATTATACTAGGAGCACTGGCGCTAGCAGTAGTAATAGTAGCAGCAGACGCATCTGCATTAGTAGCATCTGAATACGAAACTGTACTTAAAGATGGAGCTACCGGAAGAACAGCATTAATATTTAAATCTGATATAGTTGGAGCTGTACCAAGAGTTAATGATGTTTTGGAATAAGCTGGCGCTGATGCACTTATACTAATAGCTCCAGCATCAAAACTTGGAGCTGATGGAGCTACAGGTAAAACTGCATTAACATTTAAATCATCAATACTTAATACTGATGGAGCTGCACTTCTAGCTGATGTAATAGCCGATGTAACACTACCGCTTGTCTGTGTAGCCACCTCATCAAATTCTTCACTTGCCTGCACTATAATTTCATCAGCTTTATTTAGTTCAGTAGCTATAGCGGCTAAAGCAGTATTAAAAGTACTACTATTATCTGTTTGCGTAGCGAGTTCAGCAGCCTCTGCCTTAGCTAGGACAACCTCCGCCTTTGCAAGAACTAAATCAGCATCTATTTTATCGCATACAGCTTGTGTCTCATCTAACTCTGTTATTATCTTAGCCGCCGCTGTATTAACAGCAGTCTCTGTATCTGCCTCGCCTAAATCTAACAAAGCATCAGACTTATCAAACTCTACACTTCCTTCAACAATTACATTGTCAACCTTATCAAACTCAGTACTAGCTTCTACAATAATATTATCAACTTTAGCCAATTCTGTTGCCATTGCATCAACAGCAGTTTCAAAATCACCACCATTATCTGTTTGCGTGGCAAGTTCAGCCGCTTCAGCTTTAGCAAGTACAACTTCTGCTTTTGCTAAAACCAAATCTGCATCTATTTTATCACAAACTGCCTGAGTTTCATCCATTTCAGTATTAATAGCAGTAAGAGCAGTAGTAATGTCAGAGTTAGATGATTTATCACCTAAAACATTCTGCAATGACTTTATAGAAGCGTATATAGGTACTAAATATTCAGCCTCATCAGGAAACACAGCTATAGCTGAATCGCCATAAGCTACCGCTGGATACTGTACTTCAGAATATGTACATGAACCGCCAGCAGGTAAAACATCAATTGTATTATTTTCAACATAAAACGCAGGGTCTGTAACAGTAGCGTAGTTCATATCATCAGGGTCAGAATATTTTCCCTTATACATGGCTGGAATACTGCGGCATGGCTGACTAATATCACCATCGCTTCTCAATACATGAAGAACCTTACCAGTGTTCAATGTACTTGCTGAACCAGAAGTAAAACTAACTGAAGATGAACACAATGGCAGAAGACCCTCTGGTAACAGATTTATCACTTCTTTAGCGCCATCCGTAAGAAACTGAGTTAATTCAGTTTGCGTAGGAGCACTACTTCCATCTATTGAAAGACTTGTTAAAC